TTCATTTTGCTCATGTTAAGTTTCCTTGTTTGTTGAACTTACAAATACATTGTTGCACGCATTGCATCAAATGTCAAGACAAAAAAGTGGGGATTTATAATTTTTTTTGGGATTGTTTGTGGGGAAGTTGGTGCAAATCGCACATATGTCAACAAAAAAAATAGGGGGTCCGTATATCCCCCGCCCGATCCGATACCATAGCGCGGCGCAGGGATAGGGTACCTGCCGCGCCGCGCGCAAGATTTGCTAGGGCGACTCACAGAATGCCGATTGCTGGCGATTTAAGCGCCGCACAAGGCGAACAATTGTTCGGGAGCTAGTAAGGTACACAAAAAAAGAGCCGCGCTAAGCGCGGCTCTGGTGGATTTTGGTTTTTTGCGCTATCGGCGCAGGCTGTCGCGGCGTTCGTTGAACCACTCGAAGGCATCGTCGGAAACGCCGCCCCATATTGACGTCACACCGGCGCGATTCGCAGGAAGCAATTCCACATCACCGGCCTCGCCGCGCTGGTAGGTTTCGGGGATTTCATAGCCGCACTGATCATGCGCGCCGTTGCTGGTGCCGTACCGGTGGCCGTAAGACTGTTGAGTGTGGGTAATGACAGCCTGATCGCCATGTCTAGAACGCCACTCAGAAACACGAGCGCGGACTGTAGCAGCATCCCATCCAGTAGCGGCCATGATATCTTGCACATGCACGCCACCATCACGACGGCACATGCCCCACACGATACCAAGGCGAGATGCCGGACGATGCGGCATGATCGGCGTCTGGACGGTTTCCAGTGTTGGATATTTCATGCGCGTTTGATCGCTGTGAGTGATGATCGAAACTAGCAAGCCAACCCAATGGTTGATTTTGTCGAGTGACAAGGTGCCTTGGTGCTGGCGAAACTCAATAGTGTTTTTGCCGGACCAATGGTCGAGATTGATTGCCGAATATTTGGTGCATTCGCCAAGCGAACCCAAAACGGTAGACATGCGCTGCACGCTGGTGGCGTTCTCAAACTGATCACGATATGCGCCATGATATCCAATAAGCCGGATGCTATGGCACCAACGCGAAGCGCCGCCACGCTCGCGACGGGAGGGTGCCAGAACGGCATCTATCTCGTCTTGATGATCGGCATAACGCATGACCACATCTTTCAACAGTGCGATAGACATAACGTCGGTCATCTGATCGGCGTCGGGTTGGAACCAGTGACCGGCCGTTCTGGCATTCTTGCTTTCCTGCCAATAGGCGGCTGGATCCATTTTGACCAGACGGTTGCCGATGTGGGTGTGCATGCCAAGGCCGGTAACTGCCGTCGGGCAATCAGCGCCTTCACTCTCTAGAAACTCGATCAGTCTGGCAACGTCGCCTTGTGCGCAGTCCATGATGCCGTTTTCGTCTACCGGCATCGGCGCGAAGATGGTCTCGGCATCGGGTGACGGCGAACCGTCATACATTGCATTGGCCCATGTGAAGCCTGCGGCTTGGAGGCGACGATTCATTTCCTGATAGCCAATGCCGCACTTGTACTCGAGTTCGACGCCAGCAGTGAAGAAGACCGGTGTGAGTGATGTGGTTGATGTAAACATTTGATTTTCCTAACTTTTTTTCGGTTGTGAGGTCGCACGTTTGCGCCTCAGTTCTTAAGATAATGATTTATGCAGTGATTGCAAGTGCAATTGTTCACCTTTTATATATAAAAACGAAATTTTCTAATAAGTCCTTGGATTCATTAAATAAATCGGCCCAAAAAATTGGGCTGATTTTAGCGGGATTTAGGCCGAGCGGATCGTTCGTTTACGAACAATTGTTCGGGTTCTGGTTCGGCGGATAGATCGTTCGCATACGAACAATTCGGAATCTGAATCCAGATCCCAGACCTGAGTACCATATGATACTTTGGCCCGATCCGATCCCGATCCCGATCCCGATCCCGAACAAAAAAAAGACCGGGGACAGATCCCCGGCCTCACTCCAAACCCGAACAATTTACCATATGTCTGCCCTCGTCTTTCTCATCCATGAATCATCGAGCGCTTCGTAGAGCAGATCAGTATCAAGCCCGAAGTCCCGATAGCCCTCAAGTATGGTGTTGAAGTAGTCCTCATACGGCGGGACGATCTCAACGCTGTTCATTCGGTACGTCATCATCCCGAGGATGTCCTCCTTGCGGTACAGCCCGTGCTTCACGCCCTCGTACCTGTCGAGGTTGTCTTCATCAGGCTTGGTGATCTTCCACATTCCCACAGCCAAGCGGCCACCTTTATGCGGTTCGATGTCGGCTACGCCCCGAAAGACGAGCCTCCAGTTGTCGATATACATCTGGCCTTCTGAAGTGGCAAACGGCGTCCGCGACGCCATTTGCTCCATGTTCAGATTAGACCCATACGCGAAGTATTTAGTCATAATAGAAATATCCTGCAAATTGTAACAGAACCTCCTCATCTTGATCCACGGTGGTGCGCTCCCATGGAGTAAACCAATCTTGCCCTTGTAGTTCTGCGCTCCTTGGCTGTCCGTATTGGTCGAGCCTGCCGTATATTCTGACGGCTGGCCCCCCAGTTCCCATAAGAAGTTCGTATTCTTCAGGGGGTTGGTCGGTAACGCCGGGCTGTTGCCAGCCAGACCTCACGGAAACACTCAGCGGCATCTCCATGATTTGCTCTGTAATATCGCTCACGGACTCAGACTCTGCCGCCTCCATTGCGCTCATAACCTCAACGATATTCTGATAGGTGCCTGCGCCGGGTACTTCTTTGATGTCAGCCATAATGGCCTCCCTTAGTTGGTTGATACATTATATATAAGCAATCATTGCAAGCATGTCAACAAGAAAAAACGGAAAAAAGTATCGAGTGATACCCAGGATCTGCCAACTGGAGAAAGCGAACAATTGTTCGGGTTTGAGCAGCGGACAAAAAAAGACCCCCCAGACCCGTGCGTCTGGGAGGTCAGATTCAGACCTTCACCCTATATAGAAAGCCCGAACCTATTTGTCGTGCATTAAGACGGCCCCGAGTCCGAGGACCATAACCCCGATCCACATCATCCCTGCGTGAATCCAGAAAGCCATTTCATCGACTGGCTCCACTCCGGTGAGGATTACGAGCATCAGCATACCGACACTCGCAAACCCAAATCCTAACTTACGCATCTCTGGGATGCACCCGCACTGCATACATTTCTTTAGTGCGGCCTTCGCCAGTTTGCAGTTTCAGTGTCTGAACATCTGAAGTCTGGTTATCCCCAGCAAAGGTCATAGCCTCGTCCAGCCACTCAAAGAACGTTGTTTCACGCAAGTCATTACTGAAATGTATGCGGTCAGACAAACGCGCTGTGTTTTTACCCATATCTAAAGCCATGATGGCCTCCACTTGTTCGTTGTTGATAAATATGTTGTAGCAGTCATTGCTACCTTGGTCAACAACAAAAAAACATTTTTTTTATTTTTTTCTTCTTGACCCTGGTAGCAATGGTTGCTATACATAATGAGTCAACCACAGAGGAGGCCGCCATGGCTTTAGAAAACTTCATGACTCCTGAGTTCGCAAAGGAGTTCTTTGCGAAAGAGGAGGAGATGGATGTCTACGTCACAATCAAGGTGACGATGGTTCAGACCCAAGACATCGAGGGCGTGGTAGAGGGAACTCACATCAGACTCGCCCATCCAGACATAAGGGGCTACGAAGTCGTTAGCACCGACACAGTGAACTGGGCCGAATAGGCCCAGTTTTTTTTTGCGCTGAAAACCGAACAATTGTTCGGCTTTGGGGCAGCCCCCAGTTGGAGGATCTGGAGGCTGCCTTTCTTTAGGGAGATCCAGATCCATGCGCAGATCTTCGGACCCCGAACAATTGTTCGGATTTAGCCCGACCCCGAAGAGGCCCGACCACCGATTTGGCTTGGGCAGCCGGGCAAGTCGGGGAGGATACCCCGATCATACCCCGATCCCGAGGCCCGATGTCAAGCCCGACCCCGATCCCGATGGCCCCGATGCGGCCCCGATCCCGAACAATTCTTCGGAAAGCCCGAAGTCTCCGCCTCCTCCCCCCGCGCGGTGTGCGCAGTGGGATTTAATGGGACTTACGCTATACTAAACTATATCTTGTGGGTCATTTTCAATAACAGCTACATCTGGTGTAACATTCACCATTCTTGATTCCGCAAGTCTGCGGAACTCCTCAAGTTTTTCGGTGATCTGCTCCTTGGTGGCTGCTGTGATATCTTCCTTCACCACATGCTGTTTGTTGATGAGTAGTCCTGCTGCCTTCAGTCGTAGCTCTTCAGCCCGAATGGCCTCGCTGATTTTACCAGCGCCCCAAGCCTCATCTCTCATCTTCTTCAAGTCCCGAATGGATTTGTCCACCGTTACCCCGAACTTGGCCTGTGCCTCCAGCCTCATCTCCTGTAGACGCTCCTGCACCACAGGGTTCTGCAACAGCCTTACGGCGTAGACCGTAGGGTTCTTGTACCCTGCCTGTCGCGCTGCCTCAGTCTGTGTCATGTCCTTATGCAGATAGTTGTTCAGGAATTCTTGCTGCTGCGGCTTCAGTCGCCTCAGTCCTGCTGCGTGTGCTTCTTTGGTTAGGTTCTCGCCGACCTTTGGCATTATGCTCTCCTAGTAGCTCAAATGGATTATCTTGGGGTTGTCGTCGTCTGGGT